TAGCGGCTCCAGTTCTTATGCAGTCGGTGATCAGGTTTACGACAACACTCAGGGACAATTTTATACCGCCAACCAGCCAGTAGCCGCTGGCAGCAACAGCCCAACAGATCAGCCGAGCTACTGGGATCTAGTTTCGATCCCGGTGATCTTCTTCGACTATTTAGTGCGTGGCTCTTACTCGGATTATCTGAGACACAACGGTGAGCTTGACCGAGCCAGAGTCGCAGAGGCAGATGCTAGAGACGTTTTAGATCACGAGCTCTTAAAGCTTCACACACAGCAGGGACAAACAACCCGAATACAGGTAGCAGGATATTAATTATGGCAGGAGCATCTTTAATCACTGGCGTAGACCAGAACAATGAATACCGCACGGTGCGTGTAGGTGAAGACGGGACCTTAGGGTCTGACAGCGGAACATACCAAAACGGAGCGGGAACAATTGTTGGCAACTTTAGCTGGATATACGCTCACGTAGCGACAGTTCTTGGGAGTGTTGCTTCGGGCGGTCTAGGCACAATCACGAACGTGAACATGCAGGCCGGGTCCTACTGGCGTTGCTGCAGAGCATCGTCGATCACAGTGACAACTGGGGAAATCACAGCATACGATGTATGATGATTGGATTCGGTATAGGTTTACCAACAGTTGTCACCGCAGGCGGCGACAATGTCACCGAAGCGACACTGCTTGTCGATGACAGTGGCAGCTTCCTGTTCACAGACGATAATGAATACATTTTAACGCTTCAGCTTGAAGCCCCTGACCCTGAATAAATATGGCCACCACAAGAATTAAAGACCTCTCAAAAACAGCAACAACTGTCGCGAGTGACGCAAACATAGTTATAGACGGATCTTCTAACGGGACCCAGAAAATCACCCGTGATAACTTCCGTCAAGACACCGCAGACGCTTTCGTAGCGGCTCCTTCCACTTACAAATTAGCCCCGCTCAATGGGGTCAACAAAATTGACGCCACCTACCTGCCCACCTCCGGTGACACGCCAAAAGGGGAGTGGAATGCCAGCAGTAACTCACCTGCCTTGGCAGACGGGTCTGGTGTGGCCGGGGATTATTACGATGTGACCACTGCTGGCACTCAAAACCTCGGGTCTGGTTCTATCACTTTCACCGTTGGTGACGTGGTGAAATACAACGGATCAACTTGGTTCAAGATTGATTCTGTCGCCAACATTCTGGACGGATCAGCAACAGCAGCCGATGGCCGATCAACTCTCTCAGTCAACTCCAAAGACGAGGACGCACAGGCTAATGCGTTGAAGACCACGGCACCTGCTTTGTATTTTAACGGGACATCTTCACTGATTACGGTGGCAGATGATGACAAGCTGACATTTTCTACCCTGACTGAGTTTGGAACAACAACAGAGACCACGTTGTGGTCACCAGAGGACAACACTCCAGCCTTAACTGATGGAACCGGAACACTGAACCAGCACTACAAAATTGATGCTGACGGAACCGTGGTGCAGGGTGGCTCCACTCTCAGCATTATTAACGGGGCATCCGTGACCGCTGGTCAGGTTGTTTACTATGACGGTTCTGTATGGCGAGTTAAGGACTGTGACGATTTGCCCTTCGCTGTTTCGGCATTTGTAAAAATGACGGACGCCAGCAATTTTACGCCCATATCAAAAATAGGGACAACCGCTTCCTTGAGAGAGTGGGTTGCGTCGGTGTCGGCCGCTGATAAATTGCGTTTATACGTTCAAGATACTGCGGGGAATTACGCATACAGAGAGTCTACCACCACGCTAACCTCCTATGAAGGCAGTTGGATACATCTGGTGTGGGTTTATCAGGGTGCGGGGCCGAATTCGTCAAACTCATTTTCATCGTCAATGGACGGTGTGGTTTTGTATCTAAACGGACAACCACTAAGTCTTGATGCGGCGGTGTATTTTGGCACCTACCTCGGCATGTCCAATACCTCGCAGCCTGTGCGAATTGGTCTCCAGTCCACCACCTATTCAAAAGGCCAAATCCGAGGCGTCAAAATTTTCAATCGTTCTCTCACGGCCACCGAAATCGCCGAGCTTGCTCGCGGCAATGATTTGGGATTTGCAGATGAGTGGGCAAATGACACTGAATTAGTGACTAATGGTGATTTCGCGAGTGGGGCAAATTGGGTGGCTCAATCGGATTGGAGTATAGGGTCAGGGGTTGCTACTACAACAGGTGTTGCCTCCGATTATTTATACGCAGCGACACCAGTTAGCATAGTTGGCAAACGCCACAGACTTACTGCTGATTTTGTGAGGACGAGCGGGAGCGGTAGCATTGTCGCTGAATACTTCGATGGGTCATTTGTGAACATCGCTATCAATTCCTCGGATGCGAGCGGAAAACTTGTGGGAGAGTTTATAGCACCTGAAAACGGAAATATCTATTTTAGAGCTACTTCAGGTTGGGCGGGAACAATTGACAATGTGTCAGTTACCCAAATCGGAACACTCGCAGACTTCCGCAGCGAGGACTACAACGAATCAGCGAGCAAACTACTGGACAGAAGCTCGAATAATTTCGTTGGCGTCGGAACATCAGTCACACTAACCGGAAATCAAAGGCACATCTCAGCCGACACAATCGACTTGAAAAACCTACCAACATCATCCGCAGGATTGAGTGCTGGTGAGGTGTGGAGTAATAGCGGTGTTTTGACTGTCGTTTAATATATAATTTAGAAACATACTATGGACCCAAAAATCACATACTTACGAAGCCAAATCGCTGGCATTGACTCACAGCTCGCAGCTGATAACGGCAAAAGCACCATCATTCAACTGCTCGGCAAAGCTAAGTCTCTGCTGGCAGCTCGGGAGGAATTGTCGGAACCAGTTAACCGTGCCAACACCGAGGCACTGCTCACGCAGGTTGTCGCCGCTGTCAATGCATACAACGCTGCCAACCAAATCGCGATGGATTCGGTCGATGATATTCTGGCGGGATTTGACGCTGCTGTTGTGCCAGCCGATGAGCCAGCACCTGCCGATGGTGCTGCACCAGCCGATGAGCCTGCAATAGTCGAATAGCATATGACTGTCGAGCGATCCGGCGAAAAGTTTAAGGGCTATAACAAGCCCAAACGAACTCCATCTCACCCGAAGAAGTCACACGCAGTGCTGGCCAAGTCGGGTGATCAAGTCAAACTTATTCGCTTCGGTCAGCAGGGTGTGTCTGGGGCTGGGAAGTCGCCAAAGACTGCAAGCGAAAAAGCGCGTCGAAAGTCGTTCAAAGCGCGTCACGCTAAGAATATTTCAAAAGGAAAAATGAGTGCTGCCTTTTGGGCAGACAAAGTGAAATGGTAAGATTATGCCGAAGGTCGGATCTAAACATTATCCGTATACGAAAGCAGGGAAAGCTGCTGCGAAAAAGGCTCGCGCCAAACAAAAACGCAAGGGTAAGAAGTGAACTTCGATGATCTGAAAGTGGGATTTGCAGCCGTTGCTGGATTGCTCAATTGGGCCGTCAACATCGACGTAGTCTTGCAGCTCGCGATCAGTGTGGCCTCTTTGATCTACATCAGTCTCAAAATCCGACAGCTACTCGCAAAATGAAACCGCTATCTGTTGCAGTCTTGATTGTCCTAGTGACTGGGTGCAAGCAGCTCGACTCGCTGGGCAATGCTATCTACGATCCAATTGTGACTACCAACATCGTCGCTACACCAAGCGGCAACTACCCTGTCGTCTCGACAAACGGCTGGGTGTTGAACCCTTCGATCAGGGGAGGCATACAGGTAGCCGGGGATGTTGCCCCGTTTCCATGGGCAGGGCTAGCAGCCAACGCTCTGATCGCAGCTCTCGGGGTAGGAGCGCATCTGCGCGGAAGACAATGGAAGAAGGCAGCAGTCAGCGGTGTGTCCGCTGCCCAGACCTTCAAACGGGAGCTCAAGCAGCTCGATGCTACGAAGGCTCAGAGCGTGAAGGAGTCGGTCATACGTGAACAAAGAACCTCTGGCACCAAAAACATTATCGAAAATATTCTTAACAGGATCTAATCGAATTCTATAATGACTGGATGAGGTCTAATCGAGGTGTGATACGAGGCGTGGTGGATGGGTATAGCAGCTACTCGCTGCATCTCATTCGCGTCATAGAGGGTCTGACAGAGTTGGGCCGCGACATTAACTGCTGGCCCGTCAGCAGCGAGAGAGGCAAGGCTCCGATCCCAAGAGTGGTGTTGGAGTCTATTGTGCATAAAGAGCAGCGAGAGGACTGGGAGATGATTATACACTGCCCGTCCTATGGTCTGTCAGGTAAGAAGCGGGTGGTCTATAATACTATGTGGGAAACCACCCAGCTTCATAAAGAGGCGGTTCTAAATCTGAATCAGGCTGATCTAATTGTTGTTCCAAGTGACTTCAATTTGTGCCTGTTCAATGCTCAGGGTGTGAAGAGGACGATGGCAAAAGTGCCCATGGGGGTCGACACTGATGTGTTTCACTACAGGCCAAAACAGAAGAGATCCGAGTTTGTTTTTGGAGCAGCGGGCAGGACTGCAGCAGGTGGCTGCAGGAAGGGATTTGAAGACGTTCTGAGTGCATGGAAGAAGGCTTTCCCGAAGCGAGTCAAGGATGTCAGGCTGGTTGTTAAATGCTTCCCTGACGATCCGGATCTGGAGGTTGACGATGATCGCATACAGGTCTTGAGACAGTTTTGGACAAGGCGTGATCTGTCTGACTGGTATGCCAGTCTTGACTGCTTTGTCAGCGCGAGCAAGGGCGAAGGTTGGGGTCTAATGCAGCACGAAGCGATGGCGACTGGCAGACCAGTGATCGCTGTTCCATTCGGTGGTATAACAGAGTTTTTCGATGAGACTGTTGGCTACCCGGTGGACTACAAGCTGAGGCAGGCTGAGGCTCATTATGCTAACGGCGGCCTATGGGCTGTCCCTGATCCGGACAGTCTAGTCAGCAGGATGAGAGAGGTGTATAACAGTGGCGGGGTCGAGAAGGCTATTAAGGCTTCAGAGAGGGGTATGAGATTTAGCTGGGCAAACAGCAACAAGATTCTCGATGCGCTCCTGAGCAAGATCGGATTTTATCAATGAGAGAGCACAGAAACTACACGCAGAACGATGACCAGCCTATCACGGCGGGCGACAATGGTTTCGTGGGTGTAGACATGAGGCAGCAGCCTCACATGCTTCCCCCGGGCATGGTTTCTGAGGCGATCAACGCTAGGTTTAGATACGGTGTGGCAGAGCCCAGACGAGGCGTCATGCCTTTGGCGTGGTTCAATCGATATGGCTTTGAGTGGCCGATAAACTGGGATGGTGGCGACATCAACTGGGGCAGACAGATCAGCGCTAACCTCGGGAATGTTTACGGAATTGGAGTCTGGAATGATCCAAACGGGGCCGACTGGATTCTGATCGTGGCCAGCGTCGAGGGGGATGCACCAAAGATATACAGAGCCCGATACGGCAACAACCTAGCCCCACTACCATGCAGCGTTCAGCTATCATCTCCCGCCAACACATACCAAAGCAAGTATTGGTTCACGCAGGCATTCGACAAAGTCATTCTATCGCGTGGCCCTGATGAGTCTCAGCTCATCATGTCGTCCATCGATGAAGGGTTTGTGGAGGCTCCTCCTTCAGCGAGTGGCCTGAACAACATCCCGAATTCAAGCTCAACACTGTTCTTCCAGAATCGCTTGTTAGTGCCTCACAAACCTTCTGGTGGGTATAAGTCAGATCATGTCGCTGTGTCAGACATCCTGTCATACACAGACTATGACGTGTTCAATAATTTTAAAATAAATCAGGGTGACTCGGATAACATTCGCCGCCTGTATAAGTGGAACGACCAGACTGTTGTCATATTTAAAGACACCAGTATCTACACTGTGTCAAACCTTGTTGGCGATTGGGAGAATAACGCAGTCCTTGATCAGGTCACAACTGAGTATGGCATTGTGGGTGCGAGATCGGTCGCAAGCGCAGGAAGCGATCTGTGGTTCCTTTCGCAACGGGGAGTGGTCAGCCTTGCACTGACGGAACAAAACAAGCTGCAGGGCGTCTCAGAACCACAGAGCACACCTGTGCAGCCAATCATTGACCGGATCGACTTCAGTGTAGCCAAAGACACGGCATCAGCGGCCTACTGGCGGAACAGATATTATCTGTCTGTCCCGATCGACGGAGGCAAGCAGAACAATGCTGTCCTTGTTTACGATTTTATAAATGGAGCGTGGGCTGGATACGATCAGGGTGATGCAATCAAGATCAAACACTTTTTTGTGGCCGACTTTCAGGGGGCCGAGCACCTCTACTACGTGGACTACGATGGTGTAGTTGGGCTGTATGAGTATGGAGAGCTGGAGGGCAGACCTATTGTTCAGGGGACCTACACATGCGACCTGATGGTCAAGGGTCACGTGAGTGATGGAACAACTGTTCAGGTAAACGATGGAACAACTATCACGGCCACTCGACGCAGGGAACTGGTTGACGACAATGATACGGAGATAATCGACGGCGGGTTCAACATAGTCGAGCCGCTCACGGTCAACACAAATGACCCAGAGAGCGGATGGCTTTGGGGTGTCGGAGACGAACAACAGGCTGATCACTGCGAGATCGCTGGGGCCAACCTTTTCTCTGGCTACA